CGACCCCTTGACACGACCCTCTTAATGCCTTATACTACTTGTTGTAAATCTTCATCATTCCTGAAATGACTGTAACAAAAAATGAATTTGGGCAAATGAATATGTTTGCCAAAGAACCCTCCATGTATATGACAAAAGAAGACCTTGAGCGTTACGGTATTGAACCTTATGCTGAGCGGGCAGAACGAGCAAATTCACGCTGGGCAATGCTTGGCATCGTTGCTGGTGTAATTTCTTATGCTCTGACCGGCAAACTTTTCTTTGGCGTCTTCTGATGACTGAACTTATTTTTACTGTAACAAGTATTACGTTTCTTGTACTACTCGGATACTCTGTTGAAAAACTTTTTGAGACTTATTGATGAGTTCTAATATGCTCGGGCAACTGAGTCTTGCCCTTCAAGAACTTGTAGAATCTGGTGCCTGGTCTAATGATGACGAACTTAAGGTTTGCGTCGCTGGCACCTCACCAAAAGACAAATTTATTGTAATTCAAAACACTACTAAACGGGAGAAAAACTCATGAAAAACTTTGGATGGACTGAACAGGCAGAAGCGATTAATGGAAAACTTGCTATGGTGAGTTTTGTTATTATGGTTGCTGTGTATCTTAAGACTGGTCAACTCATTCCTGGAGTATTCTGACTCTAAATAAGGAACAGAGTTTTTAAAGTCTTATGCCTAGAGGTAGACTCACGAAAGATGAGATTAAATGTGCCGTTCTCAAACTCAAACATGAGTTGTATAATGAGAACGTCACCTGGACCTCGGACCCTAAGTCTCTAGCGCAGACGTATCTCAACCGAGTCTTAGATAAGATTGATGAGTTTGGGGGTTGACAGGTCCGGGGTCCTTATGTTACGATAAATACATCAACGGGGTTAAGAAATGTAACAACTTCTAAGACCTTGTGACCGTGCTGAAAAGGGACGCTAACTCCTTACCGAGACTAAGCACGTTAAATACGTCTCTCATACCTTCACTTGAGGGTAGTGGAGGAATAACGCAAAGTCCAATCCCTATGGATATTTCTTATTCTTTTAACGTTTTTATGACTGCTACAATTTCAACACGCCGTTCTGGCGCAAACGCCTGGGAACAATTCTGTAACTGGGTTACTTCAACCGATAATCGTCTTTATGTGGGGTGGTTTGGGGTTCTTATGATTCCTTGCCTGCTTGTTGCTACTTCGGTTTTTATCATTGCATTTATTGCAAATCCCCCTGTAGATATTGACGGTATTAGGGAACCAGTTGCTGGTTCGCTTATGTACGGCAACAACATCTAGATGGTGTCACTTACGAGTAATCGTAAGAAGTAAATTGGGTGAATTGCTGGAAAGGGAAGACCACCCCAATCAGCAGCGAAGCCTCAAGTACACTTGGGGAACGTTCAACGACTACCTGAGGGGTAAAGTCCCCTTAATAACAGGCACGAGCGCCCAACTCCTTTATGGTATAATGTGATAAAGGATGAAGATATAGTCTAACTTCCATGATAACTTACTTAGCGATACGACTTTCTAACGGAGATTATTATTGGGGTTCAACCTCAATGACCCTCAAAAAAAGGGAAAGATTTCATAGAAAGTTTAAAGGAAATGACCATTTTCATAACTCTCTTAAAAAGTATCCCAATGATTGGATATTTCTAGAAATATTCAATGAAGATACTGACAAAAGAGAAACTGAAAGAGAAATGCTTTCTATCCATTACGGTAGAAATGGTTGTTTAAATCTTTCTAATGAACCTCAAGGTTGGGGAACTGGTAAAAATCATGCCAGAAATAAAAATCCTCAATATTGGGAGCATTTGAAAGGTGATAATCACCCAAGACGAAAAAATCCTGAAAAATGGAATAATTCTATTGGAGATAATCATTGGACTAAATCTGCAGATAAGGAATATCTTAAGCAATTTGCTAAGCATCTTCCGATATTATCGGGTGATTCTAATCATATGAAGAATCCTGAAGTTGCTAAGAAAGTTTCTAAGTGGAGACAAGGAAAAAATATAGAACCTTGGATTGTTGCTGATGAAATCTATGAAATATGGATTACATCTGGCAAACCCAAACCCACAGCTAAAGCGTGGGCAATGAAAACTAATTTTCCTCATTATTCACTTAGGTCTATGGTTGCTTCATTTTTAGAAGGTTGGATACCTTATGAAGATGAAGAATGGATTTCATGGAAGGCATCTCTGGTGCCGTAGTACCGAGTTCAAATGCTATTGGATTGCATCTCTATAATCTTTGGGATGCTGCTTCTATTGATGAAGCACTTTATAATGGTTGGGCATATCAAGCAGTGGTATTTCACTTTTTGATTGGTGTTTGGTGCTATCTTGGTCGTGAGTGGGAACTCTCATTTAGACTCGGGATGCGTCCTTGGATTGCAGTTGCTTATAGTGCTCCTGCTATTGCTGCTACTGCTGTATTTCTAATTTATCCTTTTGGACAAGGTTCGTTTTCAGATGGAATGCCTCTAGGTATTTCCGGTACTTTTAATTATATGCTTGTATTTTCTGCAGAGCATAATATTCTTATGAATCCTCTGCATATGCTTGGAGTTGCTGGTGTTTTTGGAGGAAGTCTTTTCTCCGCAATGCATAGGGAACTGTGCCCTTGCTGAGTAATCAGTAAGTGAAAATCGGGTGAACTGCTGGAAACCTAAGTTACTAAAATGTTACTTGACTTATATAAATAACTCTGGTAACATAAACTTTATGACCAACGATTACTTATCTTTTATTGAGGAATGTAAATCAAAAACATATCCTCCCAATACTTATCTTGAAGAACACCATATTGTCCCAAAACATGATGGTGGTCTTGATAATCCAGAAAATCTTATTTCACTATCTTTTGAAGACCACATACTCGCACATAAAATAAGGTACGATGTATACAGTCAAGTATATGATTTAGCAGCATATAACTTGATGTGTGGTTTTGATAGTGAAGGTTGGAGACTTCTTAGAGTTGAAGGTGCTTATAAAACACACGAAGTACTAAGATTATCCAAGAAAAACTTTTGGAATTCTGATTATCAAAAAGAGATGTCTGCTCGTTCTGTGAAGTCTGAATATGCTATGAAAATGAGAAGTATTGGTGGTAAAGTGGGAGGTAAAAATAGAAACAAAAATGTTGCTATTACTTCTACAGATAAGTACATTTTTTCTTTCAATAAGATTGAAACAATTTGTATAATAAATTGTGAAACTGGTGGTGAGGTTTTGGATGAACTACAAAAAATAGTTCCAATCAAAAACTTCAAGAGAGTTACTCCTCTTTTAAAAGGTGAAAGAAAAACTGCTTATTATTGGTCTTGTAAAAAAGTTTAGTAATATGGTAATCAGCATCCAAGTCTTGAGTACACTCAAGAAAGGTTCAGAGACTACCTGAGGGGTTTAGTCCCCTTAATAACAGGTTTAAGTGCCCGACAACCTAATAAAATAGGTTGATGATATAGTCCACACCTTATGAAAATAAGGAATAGAGTTGGGTTCCCTCGTAACCTCCTCACTGGTTCGTGAAACCACCGAAAATGAATCCCAGAACTATGGATACAAGTTCGGTCAAGAAGAAGAGACCTATAACATCGTTGCCGCACATGGTTACTTTGGTCGTCTTATCTTCCAGTACGCATCATTTAACAACTCTCGTTCACTTCACTTCTTCCTTGCTGCTTGGCCAGTAATTGGAATTTGGTGTGCTGCTATGGGAATTGCCGTTTCATCTTTCAATTTGAATGGTCTAAATTTTAATCAGAGTATTCTTGATTCTCAAGGTCGTGTAATTAAAACTTGGGCTGACTTATTGAATGGTGCTAATCTTGGTATGGAAGTGATTTCTTAAATGTAGTCACCCTGGAATAGGAATATTCCTTGACAAACTGGGTTAAACGGGGAAACTCTCAAGTAGACAATCCCGTACCAATCCGAAGAGGACATAGGTTCTTCGGCAGGTCTAACGACTAGGTAGTGAGTTCCAACAATAATCTACCCACGAATGCCCAGCATCCAGAACGGATGAAGAGATAGTCTGGTCTTACTGGCGACAGTAAGAAGTAAAGGATAAAGAACCTTTACGATAACAAAAACGGCATGAACGCAACGCCCATTATGAAAATGGTGGCTTCATCAAGTAATTGATGAATGAAAATCGGATGAATTGCTGGAACCCCTCCAAAATATAAGGGCAATCAGCATCCAAGCCTCAAACGAACTTTTGAGGAAGGTTCAACGACTAGGTGGTTTAGGAAGCGTCCTATGTAATACACCATTAGCGTCCGACAACCTAACAAGGTTGATGATATAGTCTTCTCCATAAGAATGGTAAACTTATGGGTTCAGAGAATTTTCCGCTAGATTTGGCCGCAGTAGATGCAACTCCTGTTGCTCTTATGACTGCCCCTACAATCGGTTGATAACAACTGAATAACTGATATAATTAGAGGGTGTAACAACCCTCTTTTTTATGTCTCATAACCCCCAACACGAACCAATGCCCAACTGGGTTATCTGGGCAGGAATAGGTCTAATGGGATTCACAGTTCTCATCTTTGTCGCATTTACTTTGGGTCAAATCTACTGGGGATAAGACCCAACATACTCATAAATACCTAAAAACCTTCAACACATGAAAACCTTCCAACAATTTTTAGAAGAAAGTAAGGTAAAGAAACTTGCAAAGAAGATTGCAAAGCAAGTAAAAAAAGATGTAAAACGTCAGCAAAGAGAGAATCCAGATAGACCTGCTAGAATGAACTACGGTGATTCTGAACCAAATTCACTTGAAAGACGTGCTGCAATTACGGCAATGACGAAGACCGATAGTGACTGGAGAAAGAAAATGAAAGAAAGGCAAAAACAACAAGGGTCATAAAATGCTATTCATTCTCTCTGTTCTCATAATCTTCGGAGTCTTTATGTTTGTAATGTCAGTGACACAAGACCTTTGAGTATCTTCAAATCCTGACAAACCCTTGACTGTTCCAGAGGACCTCGTATAATTACTATGAGGTTCTCTTTAACTCATGAAAATCTTTTTAGACACAGCAGACGTTTCACAAATTTCTCAGGTATATGACACTGGACTTCTAGATGGAGTCACAACAAATCCCACACTGATTCTCAAAAGTGGCAGACAACTTCTAGACGTTATTACTGAGATTTCAAGAACATTTCCAGAACTAGAAAGCATCTCCGCAGAAGTCGTTGGAGATACAAAAGAAGAAATGCTTTCTCAAGCAAAAAATTATTATACAATTTCACCAAACGTAACCATCAAGGTTCCTTGTACCGTAGAAGGATTAAAGACTTGTAAGTATCTTTCTGATAGTGGAATCAAAACCAATGTAACGTTGGTTTTTTCTGTGGCACAAGCAATTCTTGCATCAAAAGCAGGTGCTACTTATATTTCACCATTTGTGGGAAGATGGGTAGATAACTCAATTGATGGTACAGAAATTATTCAGAATATCCGTAAGGCATTTGATTATTCCTTTACTTCCACACAAATTCTTGCAGCATCACTCCGAGATGTGAGGCAGGTGGAACAATCTACTCTTGCTGGTGCTAATGTTGCTACAATTCCACCATCAGTGTTCTGGAAGATGTATGACAACATTCTTACACGGTCTGGTATTGAGCAGTTCAATAAGGATTGGGCAGAAGTTAATAAATGAAAAACATTATAATCTTCGGTGCAACAGGAGACCTCTGTCGTAGGAAACTCATCTCTGCATTATATGAACTTCATAAGAAACAACTACTTCCAGATGATTATGTGATTACTGGAGCATCAAGAACATCACATACAAAAGAGTCTTGGTTACAAACCTTGGGTTCTTATTCAGAAGACTTTATTCGTCGTTTGAATTATGTTCAATGTGACCTCTCGGATGCTGAAAGTTTGAAGAAATTGAATCCCGGTGAAGATGTAACCTTCTTTCTTTCAGTTCCACCCGAACGATATGGTGATGCGGTATTAAGTCTCAAATCCACTGGATATTTAGATGACCCTGAAACAAGTCGGGTGATTATTGAAAAACCCTTTGGATATGATTTGACATCCGCAGAAGAACTACAGCAGATTGTTTCAGATAATCTTCGAGAGAAGCAGGTTTATCGTATTGACCATTATCTAGGAAAGGATACAGTCAATAATATTCTTGCAACACGATTTAGTAATATTCTTCTTGAACCATTATGGAATCGTGATTATGTAGAAGAAGTTCAAATCTTTGCAACAGAAACAATTGGTTGTGAAGGTCGAGCACAGTATTATGAGACTGCTGGTGCTGTTCGTGATATGCTGCAGAATCACATGTTGCAACTTCTTGCATTAATTGCAATGGAAGCACCTTGTAAGAATAATGCAAAGGAGATTCGTAGAGAGAAGGTTAAGGTTCTCTCTGCCGCACGACTAGGGACTAAACTGGTCTGTGGACAATATGATGAATATAAGAATGAAAAAGGAGTTGAACTGAATACACAAACTCCAACCTTTGTTGCTGGTGATATTTACATTGATAACTGGAGATGGCAGGGAGTTCCATTTTACTTTATGACGGGAAAGAAACTTCCTGTGAGTTGTGTTGAGGTTGTCATCAAACTCAAATCACCTCCAGTTAGATTATTTGAAGGTCATTCTTATAATGACCGTATTGTAATGAGATTTCAACCTGACCCTCACTTTGATATTCAAATTGATATTAAGTCACCTGGTCTTGATGATAAAATTGAAACTGCAATCCTGAAGCACAACTATCCAGAAGGTGCTATTGACGGATACGTGAAATTGTTCTATGATGCCATTCACAAAGACCAATCTCACTTTGTTCATTCAGAGGAAGTATTAGAATCTTGGAGAATTGTGAATGACCTTCTTTGTGTGGGTAATTCCTGTCCAGTGAATACAAGACCTTATACTTATTATTCTGGTTCTTGGGGTCCGGTGAATGAAGTTCAAAAAATTACTCAATGGGATTATCCCTTAAAACTTGTATAGGAGAAAACGTATGAAAGTTGGTCTAATTGGTCTAGGACGAATGGGGGAAGGAATGTCCCGTCGTATGATGAAAGCAGGCATTGAAGTCTGGGGGTATCGTAGGAATTATGCAAAGGCAAATGAAGCATTTGAGAATGGTTATGTAAGTGGAATTACAACCACGATTGAAAACCTTGTTAAGGTAGTTAAAAGTGGAAATCATCCAGGAATCTTCCAAATGGTTGTACCTGCAGAAACCGTAGAAGAAACGATTGAAGAACTTCTACTTTACTGTGGTGAGGGTGATATTATCATTGACCATGGAAACAGTAACTTCAAAGATAGTCGCAAACGAGCAGAACGTCTTGCCAAACTAGGTATTCAGTATATTGA